TCATGGTCGGCAGGCTACTAAGGATATGGCCAACCTACGCAGTTGGTCTTTTAATTAGTGTCACTGCACTTTGGTTTAACAGCCACATCAACTCAGCTGACTTTTATATGCCATTCAGCCGAGTCGCTTCGAACATCTCTCTTTTTAGAGACTGGGTGGGGCAGCCTCAGTTCGATGGCGTAGTTTGGACGCTTGAAATAGAAACGAAATTCTATCTTTTCGTACTTCTGTTCTGGTCAGCAATAGGTAAAGGTAGGTTATACCCAATAGTAGCTATTTGCATCGCCGCGCTGCTTGCATCACCGAATGGAGCAACATTTGAGCAAACAATTCAGCCGACAGTCACAGCCTCAAATTTTATATGGACCTTGCCGTACATCCTTTACATGACCATCGGTGTAGTTTTCAATTACCACTTGCGCGGGATCATCTCTACAAAAGCACTTCTGCTTATTGCTGCGGTTATGTACGGTGTTTTCACGATTACAGCGAAGGTTCAAGGCCTCTATGAGGCAGTTCCTATTTCGTACGGCTCAACCCTACTACTTTTCGGATTTCTCTATTTCTTCGCAAGAGAATGGACCGGAGGACCAATAATCCGTTTTTACTCTCAGATCAGTTTCCCACTGTATGCCAGCCACGCAGCGTTTGGATACACCGGGATGGCATACATGGTTAGCCTTGGCGCTAATCCATATGGAGCTCTCCTGGCCCAGATCATCTTCAGCACAGGAATCGCTTGGGCAATCCATATCGCGATCGAAGTGCCCACGCACAAAGCGGGAAAACTACTGGGAAAAAAACTGATCACATCGCGAAAATCGGTTCCGGTATCGGCACAGGTTTAGACGGATTCTTGACTTATGGCGGACACCATCAGGTCCATGCCTTCTGCTGGCTGGACTGGCCACGATACTTCTGATGGCCAACCTTGTTGAGCGGTAACGCGACCAAGCAATACAGCATAGGTTTTCCACTCCTTAAGCTGCGCCGTACGGACAGGTAATTCCGACTCTTCTTCTGCCGTGGCGATTTCTAAATCAACAGCATCGTTCAGGGTACTGATTCGATTAACCAATGCAATCTTCTGTGCAGTGGCAAGCTGGGTAAGTACTTGAAGCTTGGAACTCTGTAACGCCAAGATGTTTTCCGGTGGATTAAGGAAATCAAGATAGCGCTGGTCTGTATCTTCAACCTCACCTTGATTCGGCCACAATTCTACGTCTTGCGGGCCGCCAAACTCGCGCATGATTTTAGTTTCAGTTTCATCAACGTATTGAACATACCTCATATATCGTAACCCCCTACATAGACGTTGAACGTTGGCCCAGCGCCGGATGTACTGGCAGAGACACCTACTGTCTGCGGCGTAAGAATTAACACCCCAGAGAAATTACCAAACAAGTTACCCGCAGCAGCTACAGCACCAGATACGTTCTGTTGGCCAACGTTATTTGCGGCTTCAGAGAAAATACTTACGCTAAGGTTAGAAGCGGAACTGGAAGACATGCCGAGTTCGCCGAGGATTCTTACAGCATTCGGCGGGACTGCCGCTGAGATCGATATGTTGGATGCGGCGACGTTTGACGTTGATGTCAGCACGGTCGCGAGAGTAATGGAAACACTTCTACCTCTTACCGAGCACACCTTGAACTGGCTACTGGCATTAGTCGGAACGACAGTTAGCAATGCTGACGCGGTGTAGCCGGCTGGCATATTCGCCCCGCCGTACACTGCCGGTGCAATAGTCGACGTCGCATTAACCGCCAAGAGCGCGGAGGTATCGGTCGCTGGGTTGTAGATCGCGTAGAGCGCCAAATAGCCATTTACTGGCACTGCACCGGTATCCCGGCCGCCAGCGCCTGTGTTCGCCAGATTTACAGCCTTGTTAAAGGTAGGCAATCTGTAGGTCTGCCCACCCAGGGCGGTGCCGACGATAATCTCATCGGCAGTCAACGTAGCGGATGCCGAAGCGACGCTTACCGTCATCTTTACATTGGTAGCTGACCCAATGAGGTTGCTCGAAACAGGGAGAGGATCGAGTACCACCATGTCGATGCCGTCGTACTCAACATCCGCGAGTTGACCGGAGACGACAGACGCAGCGACCTTGTTGCCGCTTGAGTCATACTGCTTGAGGTTTTTCGCACCCAGGCCGGAAACATTCAGTGTCCCACTCGCCGAAGCGGCGGCGTTGAACTTCACTCGGAAACGCTGATTCGCGGCGTAGGCCGTAATCGCCGGAGTCGGGGTTAGCGTGAATGCTGGGGCGACTCCGGAAGTGGTAAACGCCAAGCCAGCCTGAGACTGACCCAGTCGAAGCAGAGATTCGAAAAACTGCGAGCTCCCAACCTTGTCAACGCTGCCGTTCGCTTCAACGCCAGCCGCTTCGAGCAGGGACTGGAAAAAACCTTCTTTGTCGTTGGCCCAATCCCGCTCGAGGTAAGAGCCGTCCTTGGCCGATGGGCTTGTTCTGTTCTTGAAAGACCCTTGAGGGTAGTCGGCGGATGGGTTGTTGAACCGACCCGGGTAGCGCTCGTTAAGCTTCAGCGACATGTTACGCCCCTATATATCCTGCAAATTCTGCGTCTTCATCACCGAACTCGGCATCCATATCGCCGAACTCGACCATTTCGAATCCCTCAAGGAACCCGTTAAATCTCACTGCTTGAGGCTTTGGCACCAACCCGGCATTCAGCAGCGCGAACCGCTCAAGATCTGAGATAGCGCCGTAAAACTCGATGCTGAAGGACATGTCTTCACCGTCCGTAACGCGCAGTACCTCGGCGTGCGGAAGCAAGAAATTCATACCGTCGAGGATGTTTTCTATCGTGGCGTCGCCGTTGTTCTTGATGATCTTGGCCTTGATGACCAGGCGGTAAAGCTCGTCAGATAGCTGCCCGTCCTGATCGATTGTCAGCGCGCTGAACATGGCGTCGTCATCGCCGAACTCATCACCATCGGTCAGATCAAACAGCCCAGGGTTCATGGGTATTGACCCCACAAAGCTGCGCGGCGCCACGACTATCCGACCGATCACGTTCAGTTGTTCACCGAGGGAATTGTCGATGTCGTAGCTCTTGCGGACCGCTTCAGCCGCTGCTTCGATGCTTCCCCCTAGCTTTCTGGCGATCGCGTACCAGTCCACCGCCTTCGGCTTGTCGCTGTATTGCGCGTAGATCCGATCTGGAATGTTCATCACGTGATCACTACGGTGATGTTGCTCTCCGTCCACCTGGACATCTGGTTGTAGGCAATGGCGACATTCGCCTGGCCGCCATTGAGGCTTGACGATGGTAGGTCGACGTAGCTATCCCCATAGGTGCCGATGACCTTGTTGACCGGAGTGAAGATGGTGCTGAACGGCACGATCTCGCCGATATCAAAGCCGTCGATCTTGAAGCCGACATCCGCAGGGATCAGGTCGCCTGCCGCGTACTCCATCATCGCCTCTTTAATGAGCTGGTCAGCGTTCGGTGGAAGCGAGCCGTCATTGACGACATGAATGACAGGGAGCATGTCGACGTAGATGGGGCGACTGGCCCGGATCACCTTTTTGTTGGTTGGGTACTTAGGTGAAGTGACCTCCACCTCGAAAGGTGTGCCGGCTTGGTAGAGCTTTGCCCCTGGATTCTTTTTTAAGTAAATGGCCATTGCCACATCGTCGTCGGTACCGCCGTCGATGACTGGCGCGATCGAATGAGCTGGCAGGCCATGTGGGTTGTCAGCTGATACTGCGGCGCTCCCCGTGTCGTTCTCGTAGACCTTTACCCTGCGCACACCGGCAACGCTGAACAGTTCACCCTCCATCGAGTCAATCTGGTTGTTGCCTGGCCGGCCAACTGCGGTTGCGCGAGTTACACGTAGCTGCTCGTCGCGCTGCGCATCCGCACCTGGTGTTGCAGGATCTGGGTTTGTTACCGAGGCAAGGCCTGCTACGACGTCAACGATACGAGTGATGGTGTCCTCGTCGGCCTGGGTTGGCCCGACGACCGTGCACGTCGCATTGACTGTTGCTACGCCCAAGGAATCCGCCGTAACGGTCTGGTCCGTCGCCCAGCGGCTGCCCGTGGTAATCGATTCGAAGCGGTTGCCGGAAAGGATGACTGTTCCCGGAGTCGCCGCGAAAGTCAGTTGGACGCTCGATCGCGAACCGCTGGATCGAATCGTGCCTGTCAGCGAACAGACAATGTCCAGGTCGTTGCCCTTGGCCTTGTTCGGGTCTTTCGAGTTGTAGGCCTGCTGAAGTGTTTCGTCCAAGGCGTAGAAGATTTCGGAGTCGTGCGCCATCTTCAAGCCGTCGGGCGTGGAAGGGTCGAGGTTCCACAGCGGATCGATATCCACGTAGAACTGACGCTCCTGAGCGAACCACTCGTTTTGCGTTTGGAGCACGTAGCCGGTAGAAGTCAGGCTAGCCATTCAGTGTTACCTCTTCCAGGCCGAACTCGGTGAGAATTCCAGCGGTCACGCTGTAGCCTCTGGTGTTGATGTCGAAGTTTGCGGAGAAGCTGGTGAGGCGGATGACCCCGGGCGTATTGGCGATCCTCGCTCTGATCGCGGCCTCGGCCGTCGACAGGCTGGTGAACTTGCCAAGGATTTGCTCGTACCACGGCGTCCCGTCGGTGATGTCGCGGAAGTACTCGCCCAAGAACAGGCGAAGCCTGGTCAGAACCGTTTGCGCCACCTCCGACTGCCCGGTGATGAACTGCTGACCACGCGTCACGATGTCGCCGTTGTCGTCCAGTCTTCGAACGGTCATATAACTGGCGCTCCACTTGTTCCAGATCCAGGCGTAACACCGGACGTTCTGTGATTTTTGAGGGAAATGCCGGTAGCCGTGATTACGTCGCCGTCTGGCGTAATCTTCAGTCCGTTGATCAGGAACGACCCGTCTGCCAGTAGCTGGAAGCTGCCAGCACCGTTTTGCATCAGGGTTGTGCCATCCGGCAGCACGTCAAACTTCGCGACCCCGTTATCCATGGAGATGCTGTTGTCGTTCTTCAGCCAGACGAATTGCGTGCCCGCCCGGTTGCGCATGCGCACACCGTTGTTTTGGAACTCCGGCAACACGTTCGGCTGCGACCGAA